TTGAGAAAACGTTTAGAGATTTACAACAATTTCTTAGTGACATTAAACGCAATGAAAGAAGTGCCGTCGCACAGAGTTGATATTGGATTTACATATAACTTGCCTGCAAACGAACTTGAAATAGCGCAGATGATTAATTACCTCAAAGGTCTTGCGTCTGACGAAACATTATTAGAGCGTCTGCCGTTTATAACAGACGCAAAGGAAGAAGTTGAAATCGCACGCAGAGAACAGGCTGAAAAGTCCGCCGAAGATATGCGTATCGCTGAAAGTTCGGCAAGGAAAGTAAACTACAATGAAGAGTAAGGCATATTGGGTAAAACGTGCCGTTGAAGTTGAAACATATTTACAATCGCAAGCGGACAGCGTTAAGGACGGTGTAATTAAGGCATATGAGCGAGCAATCAAGAATGTAAACAATGATATTGAGAAAACGTTTAAAGCCTATATTTCAACCGATATACCCGAAAAAGAGGCACGTCGGCTGATGAGTATAGCCGACAGCGACAAACAGTACGAAGAACTGCTTGAACTGTACGACGAAACAGACGACAAGACAGTCAAAAAGGAAATTCTAAACCGCATAAATGCACAGGCATATGGTGCGAGAATTAGCCGATTAGAGGGACTGAAACGTAATGTATATATTTACTTTAGGCACGTTGCAAACGAGGCTATAAAGGAGCAAAAGAAACTGTATGACAGTGCGGTAAAGACGGCGTATTATACGAATATTTTTGATACCGCACAAGGTTTAAACTGCGGTATTGATTTTCCACTTGTACCGCAAAAGGCGGTTAATAAAGTGTTAAGTGAGCCGTGGCACGGTCACAACTACAGCGATAGAGTGTGGATACATAACGACAGATTTATACAGGCAGTCGGACAGACGATTGAGGACGGTATTATCAGCGGTCACAGTGTAAGCCGTATGACCGACAAGCTGATTGATTACGTCAAAGATACTGCACCGGGTGGAATACGAACATCAGCCGAAACGCTTGTGAGGAGCGAAACGGCGCATTTTATGAACCAAGGTCAAAAGATGGCGTATGAGGAAATCGGTATAAAACAGTATCGTTTTGTTGCGGCACTGTCTGAATTGACGTGTGACAGGTGCGGAAGTCTTGACGGTAGCGTGTTTGATACGGATAAAGCCGTTGAGGGTGAGAACTTCCCCCCGATACACCCACGCTGTCGGTGTGTTACGATTATGGCAGATGTGAATTTGTCAACTCGTATCGCCCGTGACCCGTTGACGGGTGAAAATTACAAGGTTGACGGCGGTATGACATTTAACGAATGGAAAAACAGTTTGTCGGACGAGCAAAAAAATGCGTTAAAATATGTTGCAAATAGTGAAAAACGTGGTATAATAGAGATGAAAAGAAAAAAGAACGATAATAAATCAGAAACTATGCCCAAAAAGCAACTTCAAAAAATAATTAAAAGGTTTAAGAAGTTGGGAGGAACTATTCAAATGAGCGAGGAAACGGATAAATATTTGGATAGTAAATTTGCAGAAGCAATTACATATGATGCGCATACAATTTTATTACGTCAAAAACCTAGTCGTGCCAGTGTATTTGAAGAGCTTATACATTCCGCTCAATATGGAACGGGGAAAAATGATGGAAGTTATATTAGTCGATTAAAGTGTGAAATAGAGGCACAAGAGAAATTACTAAGATACCAAAAAGCATACAGACTTACTAAAATTGAGGTCGAACAAACAGAAAAGGCTTTAAATGATTACAAAAATGAATTAAAACTATACTATAAAAAAGGCGGTGTGTGATATGGATATAATAAATTCATTGAAAATTGGACAAAATATATCGGTACAAATCAATGACAACGGTATAAACTTAAAAAATGGGGGATATGTTGCAGATGAAAACGGAAACCGCTTTAAAATATTATCAGTAGCGATGATAAATAATCATAAACGATTAATTGATAGTAATGCAGAGTTATTGTTGGCGGGAGATGTTAATAATATCGGAAAAAAATTATATACGATATGATTTAATGAAAAAGAGTGTGTAAGAAAAAACTAAATATAAATTAAATATTAAAAGCACGTTTGCAGACGTGCTTTTTTGATATTCAAATTTATTGAAAGGCGGTGATAGTGTGAAAGTAGGCACAACATACACATAGAGGAAAGGAATGGTGATCCGATTATCTCCCTGTTAGACGTGGGGTTATACGTCTTATTTTTATACAATTTTTTCAGAAAGGAATGATTTGAATGGCAGAGCCAACACCAAATCCAACAAAAACAACGGAGCCAACACCTCCAACACCTCCGACACCTCCGGAGCCTCCCGCACCGAATAACGGCGACAATCAAAAGGCGATTGATGACGCAGTAGCGGCGGCAAAAGAGAAGTGGGAAAAGGAACTTGAGCAAAAGCTAAAGGACGCTGAAAACGAGGGCATGAGAAAAGCCAAGTTGACAAACGAGCAAAGAAAAAAAGAGGACGACGACAAGGAAAGGGCAGAATTTGAAAAGGCAAAGGCAGAGTTTGAACATGAAAAAATCGTTGCATATGCCGAAACGGAACTTGCCAAAGTCGGATTGTCTGCCGAGATTGCAAAGTACATCATAGCAGAGGACAAGGATAGCACAAAGGCGGTTATTGACAAGATAAAAGAAAACTATGACAAAGATGTACAAGCAGGTGTTACCGAGCGTTTAAAGGGCAAAACACCGGATTTAAACGGTGGCAGTGGCGGTCACAACACAGGCAGTTTTATGGACATAATCAGAGAAAATCAAAGATAGGAGTGAAATAAATGGGTTATTTAAAAAATGAATTGACAGGTTTTGTGCCTGTCGAGCAAGCAACAGAAATCATCAAAATGGTGACAAGGGGTTCAAGTGTTTTAAGAATGGCGAAAGTCGAGGAAATGAAACACGAGAAGAAAAAGTTTAACGTACTTACAGACGGTCCGGGTGCTTACTGGGTCGGTGAGGGTGAAAGAATTAAGACAAGCGGTGCTACTTGGATTCACCCTGAAATCGAGGCTAAGAAGTTAGCCGTTATTATTCCGGTAACAAAGGAAAAGTTGGAAGATCCGACTATCAGCGTATTTGAAGAACTAAAGCCGGAAATTGCAGAGGCATTCTACAGAGCGATTGACGCGGCGTGCATTTTCGGTACAAATTCGCCGTTCAAGACAAACATTATGAACGCTATAGACAGCAAGCATATGGTTGTTACAGACAACACAAATATTGATATTGCTATATCTGACGCAATGTCAATGATTGAAGAAAACGGCTATGACCCGTCGGGATTTATCGGTCGTATCGGTGTTAAGAATATGCTAAGAAAGCTACGTGACGCAAACGGCGCACCTGCATATGTCAACGGTACAACAGGCGGTGAGCTGTACGGTCAGCCTATCGAATTTGTACGTAACGGTGCGTGGGACAATAAACGTGCCGATATTATCACAGGTAACTTCAAGTATGCCGTTGTCGGTATGCGTGCAGGTATCAACTATGAAATTCTTACAGAAGCAACACTACAAGGCACTCTTGACAGTGACGGTAAACCGCTATCACTTGCCGAGCAAGATATGGTTGCAATCAAGGCTACTATGCGTTTAGGTTTCCTTGTTGTTAAGGACGACGCATTTGCCGCATTTAAGAACGGTGTTCCGACACTCGGCGAATTGACAGTTGAATCGGTTGCCGGCACAACAGGCAACACTGTTATTACGGTATCGCCAAAGCCTATCGGCGGTCACAAGTTGGTTTACAAGACTGCCGCAAGCACCGCTCCAAGCGTTGCATATGACGACGATTTGTCGAAGTGGACAGAGTTTAACAACGGTGACGAAATCACTGCGACAAACGGTCACAAGATTACAGTTGCGGAAGTTACCGCAGACGGCAAGGCGAGAAAGTCGGGCAGTGCCGACGTTGTAAGCGGTGAATAATATGGAACAGTTGGGGACACTAAAAATGTTGTTGGGAATTAAGGACGACGAGCAAGACAGCTTGTTGTCCTTTTTGATTGAGGACACGGTTAATATGATTATGGCGTATTGTCATATTGATGTACTGCCTCGTCAGCTTGAAAGCCTTGTTCCGAAGATTGCGGCGGATATGTACAGGGCGAAAGGTTACGGGGACAGTAAAAGTCCCGAAGTAGTCAAGAGCATAAGTGAGGGCGAACGTTCCGTGACATATACCGAAACCGACAACGATAAGATTTTCAGCAACTATTATAAACGCCTTGACCCGTTCCGTAAACGAAAGGGGCGTGTTCCGAGTGACATCAGTATTCAGTGATTTTTACGATAAAACTGTTATAATCGCAGAATATGAAATTGACGACTATACAGGTAAAACCGAAAAGACTGTATTGTCCGAAATTAAAGCCGATGTACAACCGTACAGCGGTGGCAGAGCAAGAGAGCAATACGGTTTAGATATAGAATGTCAAATGCGTATGTTCTGCGATATGTCAGACGACGTAAAGGTCGGTAACAGGGTTGAATATGACGGCGACATATATGATATAACATATGTGCAGAAATGGGACAGCGGTTTGGTAGCAATGCTCGAAAGGAGTAGGCTGAAATGAATTTTTCAATCGAAGGGATAGACAACGTTGTTGACAAGCTGACACAGTATGCGTCGGGCGATAAAATACAGCGAGGTTTGGCAATGGCGGGTGAAGTCGTAAGAGCGCACGCAGTGGCAAACTGTCCTGTTGCAACAGGGCGATTAAAAGGCAGTATCGTAAGCCAAGTGGACGGTGACAGCGTTGCAATCGGTCCGACTGCCGATTACGGCATTTATGTCGAATTTGGCACAGGCTCAAAGGGCGACAAATCTGTTTCGCATACGTCAAAAAGACACTGGACGTATTACAGTGGCGGTCGATTTTACACAACGTCGGGGCAAGCACCACAGCCGTTCCTCGTACCTGCACTGAAAAATAACATCAGCGAGATAATCGCTAAGTTTAAGGAGGTGTATAACTCGTGAAACGAGTTATAGCGAGCAAATACGAAGTATTTGTGTTAGCGTAGGGAGGGTGATACGGTGTTTGATATTGGTTTGGAATTACGGGACATTTTAAAGCAGATAGACGGTGTAAGTGTATGCTTTGCTTACCCCGATAATTTTAATAAATTGCCCGCAATAGCATATTACACGCTAACGGACAAAGGCTCAATGTCATATGACAATACGGTCGTTACGAATGATACGACTGTTCAGATTGATATTTACGCCGATTATCCGCAAACGTGTTTTGAATTGTCGGAGAGGGTATATAAATTGTTGACTGATAATGAATATTATCACGAAATGACAATGGACGTACCCAATCCCGACGACAAGAGTATAAAACACAAAACAATGAGATTTACGAAAGTAGTAGAAAGGAATGATTGATTTATGGCAAATACAGAGAAAAGAAAACCACTACCTACAATAGGTGTGGACAAGTACACATTTTTCGCAGTTTTAACAGACACATCAGAGGGTGCAACATATGGTGACCCGTACAATTTGAGAGGTACTGTCGAAATTGCACCGACAGACGCAGGCGGCAGTGATGTTTTTGACGCCGATAACGGTGCGTATGAAACATCAAACTACATTGAAAAATTAGGTCACGACATCACAAATGCCGATATTCCGCCGGAAGTTGATTCAATGTGGCGTGGACTGACACAAAAAGACGGCGTTGTTGAGGTCGGCAACGATACAAAAACAG